TAACGATGTAGATAGTCAATTAACATCATCTCACGGCTCAGGTTCTTGGCAACAAGGCTCAACAGGTGGAACGGTAGACGCTAACATAATAAGTGTGGACGGCAACAATGTAACAAGTGCTGACGACTTTAAAGCTGATATTAGTGGTTTATCTACGTTTGATGCTAGTTCTGAAACTGTAACTACTGATTCAGCATCAAGAGAAGCAAGTAAAGCTGATGTTAGTGGTTTATCTACTTTTGACCCTGCTACTGATGTTGTAACTACGGATAATGCTAGTAGAGAAGCAAGTAAAGCTGATGTTTCAAGCTTAGCGACTAAAGACAATCAAGACGTTATAAATGATGGTGTAAAAAAATCTAGTTTATTAATACCACATAATGAAGATACTGAATAATATAGATAAAACTTATACAATATTTTTGTTTAATAAATTTTGCTTATCTTTACATATATGATTACACTTATATAAAATTAAATATGGATTTCAAGCAAGTTTCATTCGATTTAAAAGACTTAGACGATTCGCAAGGAATTGTTATAGCTTATGCCAACGCTTACGATTTCAAAGATAGTGACGGGGATATTTCGGCTAGGGGTAGTTTTAATAAAACAGTATCAGAAAATTTTAAGAGGATTAGAGTTTTAAAAGATCATAACCCTAGAGAAATGGTTGGAGTTCCTTTGAAGATTGATCCTGATGATTCTTACGGATTGCTAACTACTACTAAATTCAACATGAATAAGCCTTTAGGAAAAGACATGTTTACAGATGTAAAATTAATGCACGACTCTGGGTTAAACGCTGAGTTAAGTATTGGTTATCAAGTATTGGGTAGAGATAGTAAAAACAAATCAATAATTAACGAATATAAGTTAATGGAATACTCTTTTTTATCTAGTTGGGGTGCTAACGAATTAAGCACTGTACAAGGTATTAAGGGAATTAAATCTCACTACGGAATAATGGAGTTAATAGAGAAATCTTACAACTTAGATTATTCAGACGATAGATTAAGACAAATAGAATCAATGCTAAAAGCACTTTCAGATAAAGAGCCGTCAGATACTGACACTTCCAATGACAAGCCGCTAACAGAGGAGCAAAAGAATATAAATATTATTAACGAATTTAGAAAAACACTAAAAAAATGAGTTTAGATTTAGAATTAAAACAAATGAGTTCTGATTTAGAAGGTAAATCAAAAGAACAGATAGAGAAAGCCATAAATGAGTTTGGACAAAAGAACCAAGAATCTATGGAAAAGTCTATTAATAAAGCTAAAGAGGATCTTGAGGCTAAATTAAAAGCTAGTCAAGATCATATCGACGCTTTAGATATTAAATTACAAGCTAAGACTAAAGGAGAAACTGTTAAGACTACAGCAATGGAGCTTAAAGAAAACTCTGTAGATCTTAAAGCAATGTCTACTAAGAACAGTAATAAAGAGATTTCTGTAAAAGCTGATACAGTTAGATCTACTATTAATGGAAACCAACAAGCTAGAGAGCTTGATTCTATTGGTCAATTGGCTACTAGAAAACTTACAATGTATGACGCATTTGTAAAGATTCCTGTCTCTGAGTCTAACAACAACGGAGTTATTAGATATTATGACTGGGACCAAGTTACTATCGATAGAGCTGCTGCAATGGTTGCAGAAGGTGGTTCTTTTGCAGAATCTACTGCTGCATGGGTTACTGAAACTATTGCATTGAAGAAAATTGGAGATACATTACCTGTATCTGAAGAGTTTTTTGAAGATGAGGCTATGTTTGCCGCTGAGTTAGGGCAATTTCTTAATACAAATGTAGATTTAAAGGTTGACGATCAAATAGCAAACGGAAACGGAACAGGGAATAACCTAAAAGGGTTAATGACATCAATTCCTGCATACACGGCTTCTGCTAGTGGTATTCAAGACGCATCTATTTACGATTTGTTTCCAAAAGTAAAAGAAGATATTACAAATGCAGGAGGTTCTAAATATATGCCTAATGTAGCTTTTATGAATATCGCAGACATCAACAAATATAAGTTGAAGAAAGACGCTAATAACAACTATGTAATTCCTCCATTTGTATCAAGAGACGGAGATGTTATTGACGGTGTAACTGTTATTGAATCTAACGTTATCACTGCTGATACAATGGCTTTAGGAGATAATAGATTTGGGCGTATTTATGAAAAGCCAGGGGTAGTATTATCACAAGGTGAGATTAACGCACAATTTACATCTGATATGACTACATTGAAAGCTAGACGTAGATTGTTATTCTTAATTAGAGGTGCTGATGCTCCAGGATGGAGAAAAATTGACGGTATTGCTGCTGCATTGGTAACTTTAGCGAGCTAATATGATAGAGATAGAATTTACTAAGCCTTATGCTACTAAAAAAAAGGGTGATAAGATGTTTATAGATTCGATGATTGCATCGGTTTTAATAAACAAACAGAAAGTAGCTAAGAGAGTTAAGAAAATTAAAAAAGACTCTAAATAATAACTAGCCTGTCTTTAATTAGGCAGGCTTTTTTAATATAAATAGATGGCATACACAGACATAATATCATTAAACGACGCTAAAACCTATTTAAGGGTAGACGATACTTTAACAGAGGACGACGAATTTATCATTAGAACTATAAACGCTGCCTTTAGTTGGATTGAGAAGAGAACAAATCAAATAGTTTCAGCAAGAGAAAAAGAATATGTTTTAATTAATGGATATACTAGAATATATGACAGTCCAATTAATACAGATTTGTCTAGTTTAACTGATTACAAATTTACTAACAAGGGTTTGTATTATGTGGTATGTGCTAATAATTTAGATGTAGATAACGAGTTTACATTAAATATTGGAGAACGTTTCTCTGAAAATGTAGATTTTGAACTTATCAACGTAGCTTATGAGATAATCGAGTACTATTATAACCAATCTAAAAAGAAAGAAGATACTAAGGGAATGACTGTTTCAGATTACCTTAGTGAAATGTCAAAAGAGTATATAAACATTAATAGACGTTTTATATTATGAGAGCTAGACAACTTAACAGAAGAGTAGAGATATGGCAATCAAGAACGGTTAAAGATGGTTTTGGTGGGAATAAAACATACAACGAACTAATAACCTCCTCTTGGGCTGCTGTTAGAACACATAAAGACACTCGTAGAAATACTGAGGTTGGTGTTAGTGATTATTCTGAAAAGTTGGATGTTTTTATGCGTTATAGAAATGATATAAAATATAATTCTGTTAATCAGTTTTTAATGTACAGAGGGGTGAAATACACTTTCACTATGAGTCCAATGAATCAAGACTTTAACGAGGTTTTTATAACGCTAACTGCAACAAGGCAAAAAAATAACTCAATTGACGTATTAAAGCCTATTAAACCAGATGCTAACACTATCCTTGTAAATTACAAAAACAGGGTGATAGGTGATGGAGGTAAGTTTGAAGCTGAGGACTGCGTATTAACGTATATAGAGAATAACATACTATGAAACTAAATGCAAACATAACAGGGGTTAAATCTTTGCATAAGAAGTTTAAAAAGTTTGGGGATGAGGGTCAAAAAACATTTGAAAATATCACAAAAATTCAAGCTTTAGAAATTGCATTAAAAGCTAAAAGAAAAGCACCTATCGACAACGGAAAATTAAGGCAAGGCATAACAGTAGAAGAGGTAAATAAAACCACATTTATAATTGCTGCTTTAGAAAAATATTCTGCTTTTATAGAGTTTGGTACTGGTCGAAAGGCTAAAATACCTGAAGGATGGGAGTTAATAGCTTCTAAATTTAGAGGCAAAAGCTTGGGTTCTTTTAATGATGGATTAGAAAATATAAAAGCTTGGGCAATAAAAAAAGGCATTGATCCTGCCGCTGCTTACCCTATATTTATAAGTATCTTAAAAAACGGAATAGAGCCAAAACCTTTTTTATATCCATCTTTTAGAGAGGGAAGTGAAAGATATTTAAAAGATTTAAACACAGCTTTTAATAGGTTAACAAGAAAATATAACAAGTAATGGACAAGAACTTACCTAATAAATGGATTAGAAACGCTGTTTACGATGCAATAGATAATATTGAGGTTGACGGCTACGATATACCGTGTTTTGATACTTATGTATCGGGGGCAAATCAACCTGACTTTTATACAATTCTAAGCACGCAAACAAGCAAAGTAGACAAAAACAATAAATGTGAGTGGTTTTGGGATAGCTCAATTACCATAGAGGCTGTTACTTATTTCCCAAGACCAGGAAACCCTGGCAGTAAGTTAATTGCAAACAATATTATTGATGAAATTAGGCATCAAACTAAAGAATTGGTTTTAGATCCTGCAAGCGACTTAGAGATATTTGTACAAACACAAGACTTTCCAAACGGGTTAACTATTTCTAGTGATGCAGAAAACATTTTTAGAGAATTTATCACAATAAATTTTAGGATAAAATAGATATAATTTATATAAACTAATATGTTATAAATTTTTATTATATTTACACTAAATATTTTTTTTAATCATTTAAACATATAATTATGTCTTTTATCAAGGGAGATGCTATTATTTTGTACATATGGGATAATGTTTCAGCTTACAAGCCTGTTGCGTGCCTTACGTCGAATAGTTTAGCACAAACAAGAAACATTATTGAATCACAAACTAAATGCAATCCAGGGTTAGTTATTAAAGATGCAGGTTCTTTAACTTACGAGATTACATTTGAGGGGAATTACATTGACACAACTTCAGCAGGAAGCGATGATACAGACAAGATTTCACATGACGGCTTAAAAATTCTTTTAGAGACTGGGGCTAAAGAAACTTGGAGACTTTCTACAGGGCTTACGGATAATCAATACTACTATGGTGAGGGTATTTTTTCAGATTTATCAAATGATGCATCTGCTGGAGATGAATTGGCAACTTTTAGTGGTACATTGTCAGGAAGTGGAGCAATTACAACTACTGATCCTAATTAGTGATATATGAATAGCATTAAATTAGTTATTGCAAAAAAAGAAATTGAGTTTCATTTTGGGCTTGGTTTTTTAGGTGAGTTGCTAGATAGTTTGGATTTATCTATTGAGGAATTAATGAAAGGGTTACAAAAAAACCCTTTTAAATTATTGCCAAAGATAATGCACGGAGCGGCTACATACGCTTCATTAAGAAAAGATGAGGAATTAGGTTTATCATTATATCAGCTAACCGACCTTATCGATGAAGATGGAGGCATAGTTTCTGAAAGAGTGAGTAAGTTTTTAGAAGCGTTTACACAAAGCATGAGTAAAGATGTTCCTAAAAATCCAACAACAAAAATCAAGGGAAAGAGGAAAGCGGTTCTACAAAAATAAATTGGTCTGAGGACGTTTTGTCCTTTGCTTTGGGAGAGTTGAATTGTCCGTCCTTGGAATATGTTTATGATATGACTTGGGCGGAATTTTGTATAAGACAGTTTGCTTACAGAAGAATGGATAGGTATTCATGGATTAAAGTAAGGGAAATTGCTTATCAAGCTCTAGTAGGATCGCACATGAACCCGAAAAAATTACCTAGATCTAAAGATAAGTTTATGCCTTTAGATGATAAAAAAGAGAAACAACTAACAGAGAAACAACTTGAAGCTATGCGAAAAGCCCAAGAAGTTTATAGACAAGAAGTAAACAAAAGAAATGGCAGGTAACAAATTAGAAGTAGAAATTGGTGCTGATATTGACAATCTAATCAATGAGCTAAACAAAGCTAAAGGTCAATTAAAGGTTTTTTCTAAAAATGTT